GCAGACAGTCTGTTTGCGGAGAGAGAGGGATTTGAACCCCCGGTGGGCGCAAACCCACTCCTGTTTTCAAGACAGGTGCATTCAGCCGCTCTGCCATCTCTCCATTTTTACGGATTTTTATATCACCGGAGAATTTGTCGTTTCTTTAGATCCATACCAGCTATCACTTCGTTGTACACAGACTGCCAATACTCAAGCATTTCTTCTGCCCGTTCCATGGAAAAATAATTTCCGTCAATAGGCAGAACAATTGAGTACCTTGGTGCGCCCTTGTCATTAATATGCGTTTCAATACGCATTTGGAAATTATGCTGAAGCAAAATATCTATATCTGAAGATGTCAGTGCCATTTCTAACCTCCGCTACTGCGCCACGTTCACACCGATTGACACTATACCAGCATCAGACAGGAACTTGTCAATCACTGGCCACTGCTCATATATGTATTCTGGGTCAATCTTATAAATAAGCCTAGATAAACCAGAGCTTGCAATAAGTTTTGCACACCCCATACACGGTGGGCCATTTACAACAATTGTTCCACCAATACGCATTGAAGCGTCAGACCACAGTAGGGCTCCAGCCTCGGCGTGCTGGGCGATGCATGTATCGTAGTTGCTCCCAGCGGCAGAGTTGGCGTGAAGCCTTGGACAGGCCCCATCTACACAATGGGCAACCCCAGGTGGTGATCCATTGTAGCCAAAACCGGCAACACGCTTATTCGGGGCAAGAACTATTGCCGCATACTGCCTCTTGGCGCAGGTTGAAAACTGCTGAGCAAGGAAGTCAAGGCTTTTCAGCCACTTAACCTCGTGTTTTAGTGCGTCCACTACGGAGCAACTCTTCCATTCTTGACCCATGCATCATAAGTGACAGGCATCTGACCCTTAAAGATCCTCTCGATATCCTGCGCGTATCTCTGAATCTCAAGTTGAGCATTCGTTGCGTTACGCAGTGATAGGAAGTTCATTAGCGCTCTCGCATTTACCGTCCAGAAGAACTGCGTATACATCGATACTGGCAGGACAACTCTGGCTAGTTCTTTCGCTACACCCATATGGATGAGGTTCTTGTAAGCCCTATAAGCATCATCATTTGCCTTATTGATTATTGCAACTGCTGCTTCGGAATCTTCCGTGTTCATTCTCTCAAATGAATAGGATCCAGGTTTTCCAACCTGTGACCTAACGTCGCTTACATCTGGGGAGAAAAATTCATCTTGAACCTCGGAGTAGCGAGCGGAGAACTCATTGAATGAGCCAATTCGATGTCTGAACCATTCGCGCGCAACAAATATTGGGCACTTTATGTTGAATCTGAACGAATTATGCTCAAATGGTGTCCCATGACGCTCGCGCATGAGGAAGTTAATCAATCCGACCGATGCTTCGTCCATCAGCTCTGACTTTTTAGCAAAGGAAACTCTTGCTGAGTTGACCACAGAGAGGTCATCAGCCATTGATGAGTCAAGGAATACAAAGCCATGTGGGAAGTCTGAATTTTTTGACATAGTACCCCCAGCAGGGGTCGAACCTGCGACACACGGATTAAAAGTCCGCTGCTCTACCAACTGAGCTATAGGGGCTTAACCACCCTTAGCGTACTGGGCAGGCACCGCCTTCGCAATCCCCGAAATCAACCATACCGAATGAGGTTTGGACGAGCGGAATGCTCATGTCTATCTTGCTGAGAAGCTTTTCGTAGACATCCTTTTCGATCTCCTCGTATGGGGGGAGAGCAAAGTTATGGTCTGAGTGCAGGAGGAATGAAACAGACTTTACGCTCTTGTCGTAGTTCTTCTCAAGCCATTCTCTTATGAGTGGTAGCTCCTCTTTGCGGTAATACACAGTCACGGAAACGGCATTGTCTGCCCAGTCCGTCTGCATCTTCTTTACCCACTCGAGTTGCTCAACTGCGGTCATGTCTTTTGCAAGAACTGACCCATCAGGTGACTTGCACGGGAACTCAACAACGTATCGAGTGTGGTCTTCGCGCCCATCGATTCCAATGTCCCACACAACTTTGTAACCACGCTTGCGACATGCATCGACAAGCGGGTCATTAGATCCGAAGCGAACACGGCGAATGTAGTACGGAGCGTAAGCAGGGTGAACTCCTGGCGTAACTCCAGGAAGAAGTGAAAGTGTGCCGGAAGGCTGAACGGTTGTCATTCTTACTGACTCAGGGAATGAGTTCTTAGCTGAGTATTCCTTATCTACGGTGCGCAGATACGAATAAATCTCGCCAAGCCAAGAAAGTTGTTCTTCTGTTGACTGAAGTATTCCAGTGATGCTCTGACCAAGTCTCGCATTTTGACGAACGATAGTCGTTGTCTTCTCATATGGGTACGCCAAGCGAGTGATGTGCTTTTGCGTCATGTAGAGAAGGCGTGAAATTTCCTTGAATTGATCAATGCTTTCAATGTTTGGCAGGAATATTGTTGCAAGGTTGCATGACTCACCATCGGCAAGGCCAATTTCAGCGCATGGATTGAAGCCCTCAATGCTGTTGTCTGGACGCTTCTCACCAAGTCTGCCATAGGCGCGGGCGAGCTTGCGGTTAATCAATCCGTATGGCTCACCGGAACCGTCATAACCCTTCCAGAGTTCTGATGGAATTTCGTCGTAACCATCTGCGTAGATTGAGTTGTTGCTGTTTGCTCTCCATGCAGGAACAGAGCCAGACGACCAGTTTTTTGCGCGAAGGAAAAGAACGTCGTCTGGGTCACCCATTGAGATTTGCGCCGAACGGCGCGACGATCCAGAAACAACAATTCTTCCAATGATGTTGCAGATATCCAAAACATCTACGGAGCGAAGTTTCTTTCCAACACGACCATCAAGAACCTTGCAAATATCTGCGATTCCATCAATCAATGCGCCTGGACCCGATGCGGTTCCACCGAAGCCCTTGAGTGGCGCACCATATTCACGGACAAGAATCGTTGAGTAGGAGAATGATTTTCCTGTTTCAAAATATGACTTTAGAACGCTGTGGAGGAGTCTCTTCCAACCGCCACGGCTGTCCGGAACAATGATGTCCGCATCATTTGTTCGCTCATGGGTAATTACTACTCCAGACTTCACTTTTGGTAGGTCGTGGATCTTGGAACGCTCAACGGAGAATCCAACTCCACCGCCGAGCATCAGGTACTCGAAGAGAAACTCAAAGTCTTCAATCTTTTCAATATTTGTGAAGTAGCAGTTATTAAGTGAAGCTCCGCCGAACTTCTCAACCATCGGCGTCCCGAGCTGCCACAGGGCTCTACCGCTGAATGAACAACGCAGATTGAATACGTGGTCGAAAAGAGTTTCTGCTTCTTGCTTTGTGTATGGAACACCAATTGCGTGAGCTCCATCGATTACACGCTGGATCGTTTCCGGCCACGTCTCTGTTTCTCCATTTTCTTTTTTTCTACTGTATGTGCGGAGGAAAACTATTTCCCCCAGTCCGCTAAAACCCCATGGGGCTGTTTTTAGGGAATACGAATCTACGAATGATTGATCAAGAATTGTCATAGCTTTCCTAGGTGCGATGTTTGGTTGAAGTAACGAGTGTACTTCATTTGTCAATACTGAAAGAGTCTAAAATCACTCTAACTTTTTTGTGGCGGAGACCATAACCCAAGTCTTTCCGCTTCACGTAATGGAATTTGCTTTCCCTTTTTATGAATTAAAACTTTGATCTTGTTAAATGGCGTTATTTGACGCTCTTCGTAAACATCGCTCTCTAGGTAGAATGTTTGTTCATCAATGAGTGACTCAATAGTCCCGAACCCAGCGATGCTCTCTGGCGGGCCCGACTCACCAGCACAATCACCAGTTGGATGTCCGCATACTATGCATGGTTCCCGACGTGATTCAAGCAGATAAACGTCATCAAAGATTCTTTTACTTTTTGGTTCGCGACTTGAATTGGAGTAAAACGGGTTGTCTAGCATAATAATATTTTATCATTAGTAAAATTCTTGAATATAAAATCCGTCAGAATAGATTGACTGCCTTGCCTGATCGTAATCTTCAGGTTCAGCATCTTGAGATATGTGTCCCTTGAGCGACTTTTCCAAAAGTAATGGATACTTTGATTGCCTCAGAACCTTTTGTGCTTTGGTTGGATAGAAGAGCATGTCAAGCCATTCAACTTCTCTGCCAACTTGATATTTGTATGGAAGAGCTATTAAGTTAACCTCAACATTTTTATTATCCAATATTTCGGCATGTGTCAATGTTAGACATTCTTGAACATCCGAATCTGGTTCAGCAAAAGCCTTTGCTAACTCTATTCCAGATGTTTTTTCAGGATTCATTGAGCAGTATCCCTCAGCAATCATTGTTATTGCAGTTACCCCCCAGTAACTGCGCAATGATGAACACATGCTTTGACATCTAACGACCCTTTCATCTGGGTCTATAATCATCATTTCTTTTTTCATCTGGCAGACAATGGCAAGATCCTCGCCGTTCCAGCCCATAAAGTTAAATGTCAAATCCTCGCCTACGCCATAATCCTTAACAGCGATAGTTTTTGCGAGCTGCGCCGAGGTAGCAGCTAACGCTAGTTTACTGAAATTATCTGAGTAGCTGTCCTCCATGAACTAGACAATAAGCCCTAATTTAATTCCGTAGGGGATGTATTCCGCCATGAGGACATACCCCTCTACTAATATCTCGGCTATGGCTACAAGCAAAAAAACACCACAAAAAAATGGCTCAAAGAAATCAGCCCCCAAAGCGCAGGCAACGAAGAAGCCAGCACAAAAGAAGGCTGCTGAGCCAGTAAAGAAGGCAGCTAAGCCCAAGGCTCCGAAAAAGGTCGTTGACGTAATTGACGACTTTGTTGATCGGGATGCGCTAGCGAACCTTGCTAAAAAGGTTGATGATGTCATCAATCAAGAGAAGATTCAGCCAGCAGTTGATCAAGCAAAGGCTGTTGCTGCCGAAACGGTGGCAACCGTCGGCAAGAAAGTCTCTTGGCTTAAGCGCATTTTTGGCAAGAAAAAGTAACTAACCCTAGCCTTCATGACAACAGAGCATCGCCGTGCTCCCAAGCGTGAAGTTGTAGAGGTAACGAAGACTGGAGCCTGGGGCCAGGTTCGCTATCAGCACAAACTTTCGTGCGGGCATATAGAGTCACGCCCCAGAGTTGCATCCTCCAAGACGCTTGCCTGCGTATGGTGTTTGCGTGCCGGTGAGATAAACGAGCAGATGAAATCACTCTCTGCTCCGCCAGTACAAATAGCACCAGAACAAGAGCAATCGATAACATCATTTGAAACAAGTGTTGAAAAATTACGTGCTGGTTTAGCGTCTAAATTTTCAGTTCCGATTGATGCTGTCGACATAAGCATCGTTGACATGAACGGTCAGCTCGTGATAAAAAGCGGTCTCGTTTTCTTGTCAGCAAATGACATCGCTAGGCTTGGTGGTCAGTGATGTTGTTCAATGGGAGGGGTTTATGGACAAATATGATTTGGCTCCAGAGCATGGTCTTTGCGAAGGTCATGAAATAGATATCTGGTTCCCGCCATCACGGAGGGGGCATATATCTAATGAAGAAAGAATCAGTCGCGCCAACAAAGATAATTTTGCGCGAGAAACATGCATGCGATGCGAATCACGAATTCATTGCCTCGAATATTCATTGAGGCATGAGCCATTCGGAACTTGGGGTGGACTCACCGAGGTGGAGCGAGCGCAAATGCGTGTTCGTCGCGGTATTTCCTTAACGCGTGATGGAAGAATAACCATACCCGGTGTAGGATCGATGAATGCAGCGACTGGCACTATTACCCAGAAAAAGCCAAACGGGTAACTAGGTGAACGCTCCACTACCGCAAACCCAGAGGGTTCTTGACAGGCTTGATTCAGTCAGAAAAACATCTGCTGGATGGCAAGCTCGTTGCCCATGCAGAAATGATGATCAAAATCCCTCGCTGTCAATAGCAGAGGGCAATGGGGGAAATGTCATGATGTTTTGCCATCGTGGCGCTGGTGCATGTTCCTTTGAGGAGATCTGCAAGGCGATAGACATGCAGCCCTTGGATCTAATGGGCGACAAAAAAGAAGACAGAACTCCAAAGAAAAGCGAACTCACATTCATCAAATCCTATAACTACCTTGATGAAAATGGAAATCTACTTTTCCAAAAAGTTAGATACCTCGATGAGTCCGGAAAAAAGACATTCCGCCAGAGAAAACCAGCTGGAAATGGTCAATGGGTTTACTCACTTGGGGACACGCCAAAAGTCCTCTACAACCTTCCCTATGTTCTCAAGGCGAAAGAAGAGGGCTATGCGATATGGGTTGTGGAGGGTGAAAAAGACGCCGACACCCTCACCGAAATGGGGATTGTTGCAACAACAATGCCTGGCGGTGCTGGGAAGTGGCTTGACATACACACAGAAGTATTGAGTGGGGCTTTTGTTGAAATTATCGCAGATAATGACAAGCCAGGCTTAGAGCACGCAGACCTAGTAAGAAAACAGCTCGAAAATGCTGGATGCACTGTTCACGTATGGAAATCACCAGTCGCAAAGGACATTACAGATCACCTATCTGTTGACGGCCACTCGCTGGAAACGCTTGAAGAAGTTGATGCGTATGCAGATTCGGAAGTTGTTGAGACAGAAGAAAAACTGCTAACAAAAGAAGAAGAAACTCTAGAAAAAGTTCTATCGATAATACAGCGCGAGGACATGAATATTGTCCAAAGGCTTTCAAAGGTTAACTCGCTAATATCATCGCTTGATGTTGCTCCAGTTCTCGATGCTGGACGCCTTGTTTCATGGACTGAGTTCATAAATGAAACACATGATGACTCCTACGATTGGTTGATACCAAATCTCATAGAGCGCCAAGAGAGGGTAATTGTTGTTGCTGCGGAGGGTGTCGGTAAAACAATGCTCGCACGCCAAGTCGCAATTTGTTCCGCATGCGGAATTCACCCTTTTACATATCAGAGAATGAAGCCCATTAAGACACTCACTGTTGACCTCGAGAACCCAGAGAGAATTATTAGAAGAACATCTCGCCCAATAATCGTTCAGGCTCTACATAGAAGCGGTATAAAAAAACCACAACTGGAGCTTTTTGCAAAACCAGCAGGTTTAGATTTGCTGAAAATGAGCGACAGAATGCTGCTTGAAGAGCAAATAGAGAAAACAAACCCAGAGATAATTGTCATGGGCCCTCTTTATAAGTCATTTGTTGATCCAGGCGGAAGAACATCAGAAGCGATTGCGGTTGAGGTAGCTAAGTATCTTGACTACATAAGGTCGATATATGGATGTGCGCTCTGGTTGGAACACCATGCCCCACTAGGCACATCAATGACATCAAGAGACTTGCGTCCATTTGGATCGGCGGTCTGGTCAAGATGGCCTGAATTTGGAATTTCCCTGATGCCAGATATGGTGTCTGGAATTCCATACCTATACGACGTTAAGCATTTCCGTGGGGCGCGCGATGAAAGGGAATGGCCTTTAAAGATAAAAAGAGGCAAGATATTCCCATTTGAAGTAGAAGAGTATTCAAAAATCACGCTCTAACACGGTGCTATTGTTGTCATAGGTGACAGCATGGCTGAAGAAAAATCCAATAAAATAGCAACTAAAGAATTTCTACATGAGCGTGATATGCGCATATTTAAAATGCGCCAAGCTGGAACGTCTACGCAGGAAATAGCAAGAAGATTTGGCATAACAACGTCTGCTGTATCCAAAGCAGTACAAAGAACTCTCGAGAAAATGAATAGAGAAGTTCTGATGGCTTATCCAGAAGTTCTCAGAATGGAATTGGAACGATTGGACAGTCTTCAGCAAGCCATATGGCCACTCACTCAGCACAGAAGAGTGACGATGGATGACGGCACAGAGGTAAATGTTGAGCCAGATTTAAAAGCAATACAGCAAGTTCTCTCCATAATGGACAGAAGAACCAAACTTCTAGGAATGGACCAAGTAAACCTAAATGTCCAGATGGATGTTCAATCTAAAAATAATGAAACAATTAAAGCAACGCTTGCTGGATCAACCAATAATCAAGTTGAGATTGATGCATTTAATCCAGAAACGGAAGCTAGACAGCTTCTTGAGATTATGGGCATATCCGGTGTTTTGCCACCATCAACCGTTAAGCAGATCCTGGGTGGGGATGATGATGTTGTAGAGGCTGAAATAGTTGAAAGTGATGAATCCAATGAGTGAAGAAAGCAACATGCATGCAGCAATGGAGAGGGCAATGCAGTCGGGCGACATGTCTATAAGACCAATACAGAAAGATGATTCCGGAACTGCTGATAAACAGGTTCTCATACGCACAACTGAATCAGATAGAGAAAAGTGGAAGCAAGCCTCAGAACTTGAGGGGGTAACGCTTTCCTCATGGATTAGGTCAACTCTTAACACTGCAGCAAAGAGCCTCCTTGAATGTGATCACCCAATGAATATGACTCGTTTTTATCCGTGGGCAACGATTTGCACAAAGTGTGGCAAGCGCCTTAAGGGATAAGAACTACAATATATGCATGTACGAGGAAGAAATAACATACAAGAATATTTCACCGCGTGCTGAACGGCGCCTACTGAAGGAAAAGGCTGCAATAGGGAGAACTATAGGCTCCATGGCAAAAAGGGGTGCACGTGTAGTTGCATTTGACCCCAATGCAATAGATGCAGATGGCGACAAATTAGTCCAGGATGGGACGACATGGGAGCGCCCCGATGCGAACTTACCAGATGGCTTATCATCTGGCAAACAAGCAAAAAGAAAAAGACAAAAAGAGCGAGAAGAATCTAAAAGGGCTGAAGAAGCTAAAAAAGATGAAGACGATGAAAATCTAGAATTATCATATGCAAGCCCATACACAATGCAAGATGAGCTAGATATTCTCAGGTCCGGGGATGAAGATCTAGATCCAGATTTTGAGATGCTTTCATTAGCTATAGATCATTTGCTTGAAAGTGCTTTTCAGAATATAGCACCAGATTTTCAAACATCCCCAGATGTTGACCCAGATATCACAACAGATATTATCTCATCTGGTTTTGGGATAGAGATCGGCAGTCCTGAATCTTCGATAAGGAATGCAGTCGATGCATATAATAAATTGTACAGTACACAGCACAGTGCTGCTTCCCTTGTATTGGGAATGCTAGCTGCTCACCCGGAGCTAAGCGACGCAAGTAAAAAGAAAATATTAGAATCTATTTTCCCAGATAAAAAAGAAAGGAAGAAATTATTTCGTTCTTTTCATGAATCTATGGACTACCAATATGGGGACTTTAGTTACGAAACCCTGGGACCCATTTCGTTTAA